TTGTGACATTTCATTTCTAAATTCTATCTCAACTTGTTCTTGAGCCATTAAAGAAATGTGTTCAAAACAATTTTTCTCAAGTGCAGCCATAACAACTGGTGCATTTCTAGCCATGTTAGTTGCCATAAAATTTAAGTGAGCGGTAATGTGAGCCCGATGATCCTGTCCTGGAAATGCTTGGAACGGTTTCCCAGCGAGAGCATCAATATGCTCTATCGCTGGGTCCTTTGGTATCGGTGGTTGTGGACGAACTAAAATTTTGTCAATATTTTTTACACCTAAAGCTTCATACATATTTCTGTACGCTTCATATAAATTATGTATTTGTGGATTAGATGTCGCCAGCTGCAGTTCTGACTGTGCGAGGGAAATACGCTGTGTCTGAGAAAATATATTTGGATCTGCAACTGGCAATATATCTACTCTGTCATCAAAGTCTGTTTGTTTAATCATTCTTTGACCACCAACAACATCGTAGGGATATTCTTGTGGTAGATATAACTTGAAAACTCTTGCCATTAATTTGAATTCTTGTTTTAGGGCTGCGTAAATTCTTTTGTGAATAGCAGACATTGTTCTGCTGCCTCTTTCCAACAAGGCTACTGTCGTACCCACTGCCGCTTGTTGATTACCCTCACCTACCTGCAAGTCTGCTATTGAAGCGAATCTTTGACCTGCTTGTACTACGACGCCCATAAGTGCTAATAACGTTTGTGATGGTTCCTTGAAAGGGAGCATCATAAAGGAATCTTTAATGTTGCCACCTGGTGCATCTACATCTCTAAACTCACCTGGTTGAATAGATTGTGCATCATCTCTTATTCTAATTCCTCTTTGTTTAAATCCTGCGGGTAAATTTGATAAAGTTCCTGCGTCTAATAGTTGTCGTAATGCAGCCGTAGCTGTTCTTGATAATCCACCAATCATATGTATTAACCCAAAACCATAAAAGCCAAGCCCTGGTAAAAATTTAAAATGTACAAAGTAATCTATTTTATTTCTTAATGGATCACCTATTTCATAATTTCTTTTGATTGATAAAACTTCTCTAGAATTTTCTTCAAGTGTTACAACATATGGAAGTTTAATTCCTGTTGGTTCACCGTCTTCACCCATGTCCTCAAAACCCTCTAGATCTAAATTAACATGGCACTCTAATAAATTAAATACATCTTCGTCTCTGCCTTTAGTTTCTCCTTGAAGCTCTCGTTCTTTTTTCTCTACTTCAGTTTCGTTTACAGGTCCTGGTTTTAAATCTACATCTCTATAAAAACCAGCGACTTGTTGTTTTCTTAATTCGTTTTCAGATATTTGAACCCGATGAATGATCGACTCCGCATCATCTAATGAGGTAGCTGTATACGGAACAATCAAATCATCTGCGGGAACAAATTTAGAAACAGCTTTTTGAGCTGCCTCATCGTAGTACACCTTTTTAAAAGAAGATCCTGCTAAAGGTAAATGAAATAACATAGAATCAAAATCTGGTTCATAGTCTTTCATTTTTTCCATGATCTGATAGTTCATGAAATCTTTTACTCTTTGTGATTGTTGTTCTTTTTCTGGAGTAGGTGTTCCTAAAATTTGTGTTCTAACTGGACCGTTAGCTGGTAATAGTTCTTTATAAGCCAACGCTTGAAACTGTGTAACAGCTTCAGCTAATACTGGATGAGTTGCACCTGATGCACCTTGAAACGGTTCGGTTCTATTATCATATTTAAAACCTAATAAATCTAAACCTTCTCTGTAACCTCTTTCCCAATCTTTTCTTGAATTTTTATAGTCTTGATAATTTTGATAAAGTGTTGTTCCTAATCTTCCTAAAATATCGTCAGGTAAATGTTCTGCTAAGTTATCATAGTGGTTTTGTCCACCTTCAACAGATCCTATTGAGGGGTCATAATTAATATCTACAGAGCCATCTTCGTTCTCTGTAATTTCTACAGGATCACCTTGTTCATCAACTTGTTTTTGCTCTTCTTCTTGAGCAACTTCAATTTCTTCAGGTGATGAAACTTTTATTTCTTGCTCTACGTTTGGTAGAGACTTGTCTACGTCTGCCATTTATTTTCTCCAGTTTCACAGGTTTAACAGTATTATAATTAATAAGCAACCCCTCAGACTGAGGACCCGATTTAGGAGGTATGGTTTTAGTCAATTTCATCTAAAATCTCCTTAACTGTCTGATCATCTACATCATCGACTGCATCAAATGTCTCGCCATCAAATGCCTCTAATTTTCCTTCCTCATACTCATCCGGTGGTTTTTTGCCTTTTGTAGTTTCATCTGCTTGACCTACTTTGAATTCAAATTGTGATCTATCTTGAATTACATCTATACCCTCTACATCTTCTGTGCCACGACCATAGACCTGCACACCAGGCTTATCTTTTGTAACTCTAATATCTCCAGTAGTCATGTCTTCTATTAATTCATATTCACTTCCATCTTTACCTGTGTAAATAGTAGCCTCTTGTCTATCCATTGTTGTTCTACCAGGATCTTTTTTACCAAGCGTTTTAATTTTTGCGACTAGTTTTATAAAGTTATCAAAACCAAGTTTAACTCCTTCAGCCGCAACAGGTGCAACTTTCGCTGCTGGTTTCATAAGTTTACCTATACCGTAGGGTAACAAAGATAATATACCCATGAGCTTCATGAATTTTCTTTTGCTTGGATCTTTAGGTCCATCAGCAAAACCTATTCTGCCACCCTCTGCTGCGCCTACCATCATTTCATCAGCTGCTCTATCTCTCTCAATATCTTCTTCTAATCTCTCTTCATCTGTTAGAGCTTGTCTTCTTTCATACTCATCGTAGACATCTTTTAATGCACCAGCTCCAATGGTTGCTAATCCAATAGGTGTAAACGCTCTTGCAAATCTTCCAAATGGGTTAGCTGCAATTCTTCCAGCCGTAGATAATATACCTTGTCCTTTAGGTGCAACTTTACTTAAAATTTCAGGTGCTAATAAACTTGCACCAGCTAATTTAGGATTACCTTCGCTAAGTTCATACGCTCCAAAACCTGCAGCTGCGCTTGGAGTTGCTAACGCTTTTAATAATCCTTTAGCTGCTTTACCATAAATACCTCTTCCTTTTTTTGTTGCCAATGGTGCAGCCGCTGCTGTTGCAACCGCAGCTTCTGGTAAGATGCTATCATCTTCTTCCTTTGGCATTTTTTCTATTTCATCTGCAGCTAAAAAACTTGGTGAAAGAACTGCACCTGTTATAAGAGCGCCTCTACCATATGGAGATTTAAATAATGCGTTAACTAAAGAGTTATCTAAATTATTTTTTGCAAAGTTAATAAATTTTTGTCTATTACCTATAAAAGGCTCTGCTTTTTTATAAGCCTTTGCTGCGTCTTCACTTGCTTCAATTACTTCAGGTGTAATTTTTTCTACAGGAACTTCATCTCTTAATGTGTTGAAAATAGGGTCGTCAGGGTTTTTTACATATTTTTTTAAAAGATTCGTTGTGTACTTAGAGTTTTTAAATCCTGAAACTTTTTGCGTTGTTTCTATACCAAATTGTTTTACACCCTCAGTTATTGGTTTTGCTTTTACTATTGGTGTTGCATTTTTATTTTTATCAAATTTTATATAACCAATTTCATACCCACCCGTTGCTTTTCTAACAGTGTCTCTAATATTATTAATCGTTTTATTATATTCTGTTAGATTCCCATCTTGTAAAAACTTTTCAACTGTATTTTTTTGCAATCGATCAAAACGAATTTTAAAATCATTTAAGAAAGGAGATGTTCTTTCTCCTGTTATCATTAATTGTTGTTGTAGTTTTTTACCTTTTACAAAAGGTATTAGAGCTCTTGGAAAAGAGTGTTCAAAAACAGTTCCTCTTTTTTTAGCATCACCTACTGCAAAATATTCTTGCAAAGCAACTCTTGGTCGTAACATACCGGATTTTATATCTGCTTCTTTAACTCCAGCTTTAAGTGCCTCTGTTTCAGCGCTTATTCTAGGTGGAGTAAGTTTATCAACAAATTTTTGTTCACTTTTTGATAAGTCAAATCTAGGAACATTTCCAGATAATACGGTATTAGCTTTTAAAGCTTGGATAGCACTGTTGCCTTGAACTTTATTAAATCCAGCTTTTTCATAAAGTTTTTCTACATTAGTAACTAACTCTGGATTTTTATTAAGAGTATTTAAAAGTTTGTTGGCATCTTTTGTTACACGATCACTTACTTTTCCAAGTGTGTCCGCTCTATAAGGAAATGTTAAATTTTTTTCTTTTGCTATTTTTATAACAGTTTGTGGGGTTAAATTGTTTCTATCAGCAACTTCTTTTAAAGAAAAGTTTTTTGAATCTTTAACAACATTATCAACTACACTTTGAGGAGTTTTTTGTGGATTTAACTTACCTCTTTTTGCAAAATCTTCTTTTGTTATTTTATTTTTTTCGTATAATTTTATTCTTTCAGGTTCTGTAATAGATCCACTTTGTCCTCTTAATGCCTCTATGACAGACTCTATTTGTTTTTTAGTATAACCTAGTTCGTCAGCAATGGCTGGGATAGTAAGTTTATCTGTTAAATAAAGTTTTCTAATTTGAGGTAATTTTTTTTCTAATTCTCTTCTAGCTTCCGAAATGGCTCCTTTATAGCCTCCTGGTTTGTAAACAGATTTTAATCCAAATTTTGAAAATAATCTTTGAACTGTCGCTATACTAAAACCTGTTTTTTGTGCTATTTCTCTTTGTGTAAATTTTTTTGCTAGCTTTGTTAACTCTGTTTTTGATATTGCAGGTTTTCCAACCTCACCTGCTTTTGCAAAGTTTTCTCTTCTAATAAAATCTAAAGACTCATCCATCAAACCTGGACCAATCTTTTGTAGTGATTGTAATAATCTTTGCTTTCTATTTTGTTCTTGTAAATCTAAAAGTTCTTGTGGTTTCTCTTGTGGTAACTGTGTTTCAATAAAGTCACCCACCTTCATGTTCCAAGTTTCTGGTGTTCCAAACTCGGCCATATTATACTCCCATTAAGTAATCTAAACCTTTACCAGGTCTGCCACCTTCAGCCATGGCATCAGGATCAATGTCATCAGGTAAATCTTTTAATTTGTTTCCAAGGTCTGGATCTTTTGGTTTTAGGCCACCTGTTCTTTTTCTAAACACTTCAGAAATTTCTGCTGGTGTGCTGCCAGGCATTTCATCAATGATGTCATCTAACATATCAAGTTTATCCTCATCTCTTACAAAATACTTATCTAGGTATTTGAAAGGATCTTTGTTTGGATCTGCGCCTTTGTCTAAATCTTTTCCAAATAATAAATCATCATAATCTTGTTCACTTAAGTTTCTTTGAATAATATCTTCCTCTGATAAAATCTGTCTGATAATAGGTCTTCTTCTACCCTCTAAAAAAGTTCTAGTTGTATCTCCTGTTCCAAAGAAAGCGTCTATAGATTTTTTTAATGTGTCGTTACTTTTTTCAATATCGTCATCCATAGCTTTGAATGTACGTTTACTTTCTAGTAACGCTTTGCCCACCGAACTTTTAGGGTCTACTTCTGGTGGTAAACCTAAATCTTCTCTTAATGTTTCAATACCTTCAGGTTTCTTACCTGTTTTAATATCAAGCACATCTGCTTCTTTCACAGCTTCTGTTTTTGGATCAGGGAAGTTAGATCCTGTTTGTTTTTTTCTAGCTTTCAATAATTGTTTAGCATTTTCTAAAAAGTTTGCTTGTTCTCTTGCGTTTCTATTAGAGAGAATATATGGAGCATATTCCATAATCTGCTCGTCAACTTTTTCTATTAATTTTTCATCTTTAAAAGCATCATTAGAATAAGTATTTTTAGTGGGTGCGTTAATATCAAACTCTTTTGGTTTGACTACATTTGCTCTTGTGCCCATGATTCTTTGTAAAAATCCTTTGCCGTAAAGCTGTTGAAGTATTTCTAATATTGCTTTTCCCATCAGTAATAGTTCCTTTTAACTTTGTTTATAACCTCGTCTTTTTCGTCATCAGGATGCAATATAAAACCACCCTGTCTAAAACGCATGATGGCTTGGGTTGTCGAGTCAACCAAATCGTCATGGTCACCAAACGGGAAAGCCGCACACTCCTCGATCACTTCTTCAGCAAATTCCTGGTTCGGAGCCCATATCATACCACTTTCAAATAAAGGTGCAACCGAATTTACTCGTGTATGCTTATCGTTTCCTTTGCTCGGTGTAAAATTGACGACAGGTATACCCATCTTCCTTAACTCATCTGTAAGAGGCTGACCTGATGCTTTGGCTTCAATGATGACTGTATCAGGGTCCCAATACTTCCATTGCTCATAGGCAATCTGTTTTAACTCTGGAAAATCGTATCGTCCTTTTTTTGCATCTAATAATATTAAACTCGCAGGACTATCATCATTTAAATAAAACACGCCCCATGTCGTGATTGCAGAAAAGTCTGATGTTTGTTTTTTACCAAACGCTGTATCGTAAGATTGTATAACGTGCTTCAAGGCAGGTATAAAATCTTCCTCCCAGTTCATCCACCACTCTCGTTTTATAATAGCTCCTTCTTCTGATGTTGGGTTTTGCATATACTGAGCATTCCATTTCTGGACACCCGTTGATGCTTTGACTGCCTCTAGTTCTTCTAACTTCCAATACTCTGGCCACAAAGGTTTGCCTGATGGCATGATGGCAGGAAACTCTACGATCTCCCACTGATCAGCTTTAGCTTCTCGCTGCGCGCCTAACAGACAACCGGTCAAGTCTTTTGTATTCCATCTTGTCATAACTAGAATAATAGATCCACCTGGCTGTAAACGTTGACGAGGACCTGATGTATACCATTCAAAAGTTCTCTCCATAGCATCTCTGTTCATAGCATCTTGTTCTGTGTGCGGGTCATCGATGATAAGTAAATCTGCACCACGACCTGTAATCGCGGAGCCAACACCAGCTGCATAGTATTCACCACCTTGTTGTGTTTCCCATTTACCTGCTGCTTGTGAATCTTCTCTAAGTCTAGTTTTAAATACTGATTGATACTCCTGACTGTCTAAGAGTTGTTTTGCTTTACGCCCGAATCTAACTGATAGTTCTGTGGTGTTAGTTGATTGAATAATCTTGAGCTTCGGGTTTCTACCCACCATCCAAGCGGGCAGCAAGTAGCTAGCGAACTCGGACTTTGTATGTCTAGGTGGCATGTTTATAATCAGCCTTTTAATTTT